ATCTCCTAAGTTGTCCCAAAACTCATCAAGTGCGTTCTTGGGTTTATCTTCCCCCATACTTCCCCCGAATGTAAAATTAAGTCAATTATTTCTTTTTGAACATTTTAACGGCTTGGCCTGCGCCCTTGATTCCGAATGATGCAGAAATCGCGATGTATAACAGGTGCTGGTAGTACGTCGGGAGTTCTTGCAAGGCAATAAAACCACTTTTAACATATTCCTGGCATCCTGGAATAAACACAAGAACTGCTGGAGCAAGTAGGACAACGAGACTTACCTCGTCTTTCCAGCTCCCTTTCATCTGGTCCACAGCTGATGCTTCCCAGGACACTTTTCCGGCGATCTGCTGCTCTTTAAGTGCTGTAGCAGCTTTGATCTCGGTTAGTTTCGCTTCGGATTTTGCTTTTTTAGTTGCAACTACACCTTTGATCATGTCGCCGGCTACGCCGAGTAATGGTTTTAATAATAGTTGAAACATTGGATTATAGAACGCTTAGTAAAACGACGACGATAATAACAGCTGCACCAATTAGTTTGGCTTTGACAGACGTGTCATTCCATTTTTGTACGATTGTGTCTCTTAAGTCTTGAATCATGTGATCCTCCTCTTTTTATTTACACCTGCTTCGCTGAGCGCGATAGCTATGGCTTGGCTCCTATTCTTAACTTTTTTCTTGCTTTTGCCAATCTTTAATTTCTTTTTTTTAAATTCACGCATTACCTTACTGATTTTCTTTTCTTTTTCCATTATCCTAAACTCCTAACATATTCGTAAGCATACTCTTCACTATACCCCTGATTTACAGTTTGATTAAATAATGCCATTTGTCCACCATCAAAATCAGATATATCTACAGTTGGAGTATCATCTCCTGCTGTTCCATAATCAGGAGGAACTTCTTGTCTTTCGCCTCGTTGAGGTGCTTGATTTTGACTCATCATCTGAGACATCGTCTGACCATAAGGGTCTACTAATGCACCAGACACTTGACTAAACTGATCATTAAACATTCCTTGAGTGGAACCCGCATAACTCCATCCTTCTGCAATAGCTTTTTCTGCATCAACATATGCTCCTGCATAACTTGGATCTATACCCATCATTTCTGCAAATGCATTATTTTTTAATCCATAACCAACAGAACCCTTTATATTACCTTCGGCGTCTGTCTTCATAACTGAGCGAGCTAATTCACCCGTGGGATCATTTTTAATTGCTTGTGCTAAAGTCTCACCCTCTGCATTTACCCAACCGGTTGAAGCGGCACTAAAAGAAGGTTTCCCTGTTGCAATATTAAACATCATACCTGCTATTTTAGCTTCTGTACCAATAGCTCCTATCGCACTTAGAACAGGATTCCATCCATGTTCCTGTGCCAAACCTTCAACACCATAAAGACCAGTAGCACCTAAAACTGTAGGACCATATTTATCCATCATATCTCCAAGATCCATATCCTTATGAGGAGCTAATCCTGATGCATAATTACTTACCAAACCAGAAATAGCATCCATCTGGGCACCTAAATTTGTAGTAGCTGCATGATACGCAGCCATAGTGTTTATAGATTGCGGTCCCTTAGCTCTTTCCATTGCTGCTACACTATTATAGCCCAATGCAGTAGCAAGAGAAGATCTCATAGCATCAGTAACAGCATCTGGAGATGTATCAACATTACCAAAAGTATTCTTATAAACCCCTTGAATTACTGGATCCGCTTGTACGTCTGGAGCCAACTGGTCATACATGCTTTGAACTTTTAATGCGTCGCCATAATCATCATGGGCACCTGCAAATGCACTTGGGCCTCCCCATGTAAGACCAGATACAGTTTGATCATCACCATACGAAACAGACATCTGTTCTGCTGATACATCATCTTTAACTGTTTGAGAAATATTAGGATTACTAAAAAAATCATTCCATTGATTTCGTAGATCTTCGCCAAAACTATTTGAATTATCTGGCGCAGATCCAGCTCCTGGACCTGCAGTCCCCATTGCCCAACCGCCTCCATGAGGATTACCAGCATAACCTCCAGGACCAGTAACTAAACCGCGTTTATTAGGGTCATAATTAGGTCTATTAATCCTACCTCCAAACATATCAGACATCTCTTGATAAGAATGAGGCATTACCTATCTCCAGACTTAATGGTTGCGTTCATTTCCTTAATTCCGTCTTTTGCGAGTGAAACAGCGGCTCTAAGCTTCGCATGTTCATCATCTTGGTCTAATTTTTGGTCAAATTCAGTTTTTCCTTGTAAAAGCTTCAATGTGTCCAGATTTGCCCTTTCTTCGTCATATTTTTCTTTTCTTTGCTCTTCTTGGGCCTTAATTTGAACTTCATCGGACTTTAATCTTAATAATGGGTCACTATCAAGCTGATTTAAGACCTTTTTCTCTTCTTCAGCGTACTCAGTCGTATGTTGAGCGATTAATTGAGCCTTTCTGGACTCAATTTTTTCTGAAAGTTGCTTCATTTGTTGTTGAATCTCCATAATTTGCGGATCTTGAGCTCCTTGAGGCCCTGCTTGCTGTACCATTGCCTGCATTTGTTGTGCTTGAGCCATTTCTTCCTCAAATTCCATCTGTATTTGCTCTTGTGCCATCAAAGCAATATGCTCCATACAGTTTTTTTGTAATAAAGAGAGTGCTTGTGGGTTATTTCGAGCCATGAATGTACCCATAAATGTTAAATGCGCATCCATATGTGCTTGATGGTCTTGTCCTGGAAATGCTTGGAATGGTTTTCCTGCCATAGACTGCATGTTTTCCACTGCCGGATCCATTGGAGCAGGCTTTTGTGGAGGTGGAAGTACTGTATTAACATTTTTTATACCTAACGCATCATACATATCTCTATATGCTTGATACATATTATGCATTTTAGGATTAGACATCGCTAATTGTAATTGTGTTTGTGCAATACTAATTCTTTGTGTTTGTGAGAATATATTAGGATCACCTACAGGTATAATATCAATTCTATCATCAAAATCTCTTTGGAAAATTTCTTGTTGTCCACCAATAACATCATACGGATACTGTGGTGGTAAATACGTTACAAAACATTTTGCTAATAACATAAATTCACATTTCATTGCTGCATACATTCTTTTATGAATCGCTGACATAACCCGCGATCCGCGTTCCAATAACGCGACGGTTGTGCCTACTGCTGCTGATTGATTACCATCACCAACTTGCATATCAGCAATTCCCGCGAATCGCTGACCGGATTGAACTACAAAATCCATCAATTGTAAAAGAGTCGCGTTCGGTCCTTTAAATGGTAAAGGTAAAAACGAATCAGCTAAATTTCCACCAGGTGCATCTACGTCACGGAACTCGCCCGGCTGCAACGGTTGAGCTTCGTCTCTGACTCTGATGCCTCTTTGTTTGAATCCGGCCGGGAGATTAGCCAAGGTGCCTGCATCTAAGAGTTGTCTTAGAGCAGAAGTGGCAGTTCTTGATAAACCGCCGATCATGTGGATAAGGCCGAATCCATAAAAGCCTAGTCCTGGTAAAAACTTAAAGTGAACAAAATAATCTTTTTTCTTTTTCATTGGATCTTGTGGATCATAGTTTCTTCGAATAGATAAAACTTTTCCTGATCCTTCATCAATTGAAACTAAATAAGGAACCTTTAATCCCGAAGGTTGTCCCTCTTGATCTTTTTCTTCAAAACCCGGTAAGTCTAAATTTGTATGAAACTCTAGTACCGAATACATTTCATCTTCGACTGGTTCAACTCCTATGAGTTCCTTTTTTTTCTCTGTAATTGAGTCTGAATTAATATCTTCTTCAACAGCTACATCACTATAGAAACCTGATATTTGTTGTTTCAATAAATCATTACCTGACATTCTAATTTTATGTACAATAGTGTCTGTATCCTCTAAAGATGTTGAGTTGTATGGAACATATAAATCTTCTGCTGGAACAAATTTAGAAACACAACGACCTAATAATTGATCATAATAAACTTTTTTAAATGATGAACCTGATAGTGGTAAATTAAATAATAGCTGATCAAACTCTGGTTCATACTCTTTCATTTCAACCATGATTTGATAATTCATAAAATCTTTTACACGTTTTGCTTGCTCTTCTTTTTCTACATTAACCATACCCATAATCTGAGTTCTAACCGGACCATCTGCTGGTAATAATTCTTTATAAGCTAATGCCTGAAACTGAGTAACAGCTTCAGCTAAAACTGGATGAGTTGCGCCCGATGCTCCCTGAAATGGTTGTGTTCTATCTTCATATTTAAAACCTAAAAGATCCATTCCTTTGGTGTATGTGTTTTCCCAATCTGATCTTGAAGATTTACAATCATCATAAATTTTTACCAAATCAGAACTAATTTTATGTAATGTATTGTCATCTAAAATATCTGCTAAATTCTCTCCATGAAATTGAGAACCTTCTTGGTTTAGTGCAGAAGGATCAAAATTAATTTCTGCGCCACCATCATCTAAAGGTGTAACTTCTACAGGTTGTTGGTTTTGATGTTGAGCCAGCAATTCCATTTGTTGTTGTTGCTGTGCTTGCTTCCCTGGAATGGTTACCGTTTTTCTCGGTGCTGCAAAATTTGCAGATTTATCTATCGCCATATTTGTCTCTCCTTAAATCTTGTGCCAATGCCATTGGCTAATGGTCCCCTTTGCGGTGGAACTGTACGTGTTAATCCACCATGAGCATATCCTCTTTGTTGTAAACCTACACGACCACCTTTATTAAATAAACCTTCTTGTGTTGGTAACCATTGGTTTAAATTTTGTTTAGCCATTGCGTCTGCTTGTTTAGCATAAAATAATTGCTCTTGACTAGTGCCTTGTCCTGAATGTGACCAATACCTATGTTTTCCCATATCACCAAAATTATCAATAAGCATTTTTCTTTGATCATCTGATGGATTAAATCCATAATATTCCTCTGCTTTAAGTATGTCCTCATCCATCCGTTGTTGCCATTTGTCTACCAAAGCTCTCCGCTGTTCTAGTGAATGCGTCGCTGAATTTCCTGCAACAGTACCCCAAGTTGGATCAAAGTTTTGTAGCCTACGATCAGTAAGTGGTTTATACTGTTCTTCATATAAACGCATAAGACCTGGAAGACCTTTCACTACACTATAAGCACCTTCGGCTGTATTTGGATCAAAACCCGTCCTTTGGGCAACAGAAAGATCTCCTTCTGATCCAGATCCTCCATAACCAAAACCACCATTTGCAAAACCTACACGACCACCTTTTGCCATATTTGGTTCTTCTGGACCTTTGTAAGTTTCCATAAATTTTCTAATTTCAGCATCTACATCTTCTTTAGTTATTTTGTTTGATTTTCCAGCGATAGTTTTCCATGAGCTTAATCCCCCTCTTAAATCATCAATGGTACCATAGTTTTCAACATCTCTAACTTCACCTTTTGCAAATTCTGATGCTTCAAAGGTACCTTCTTCACTAACTGTCACAGGGTGTTTGTCTAATTGTGTTACACTTGGCGGAGTATTTTGTAATCCTTTTAACCCTAACGAGGATTCTGCATCAAAAGAAGGAGGTCCTTCCCTACGAGTTCCTGTTTTTACATCAACCATTCTCTCCCCTGGTGTAAAGGTTAAATCAACTTGTTGGTAATCATCTCCTCGGCCCCAAATACTTACTTCACCCGTAATCAAATTTTCTGTCATATGAATACTGCCACCGGCTAAAGAATCATCTGTTAATTTATATTCAATAATATTT